TAATGCTTCTTTTCTACTTGTAGCTACTATACCAGCATCTTTGAACATGGCAGGATTACGCACATTTACTGTGGGATTGGGCAATGGTTCACTATTGTAATAATACTTAGGATTATTGGCATTTTGTAATATCCATTGATTCACTGCCGCACGATCTCTTAAGAATTGGATCTTAGGATGATTGGGTATAGCCTGTTTTAGTGCGTTGTAAAATTCAATTTGATTTTGCGGATAAGCATCCATGTGTTGAACTAACAACCAAGCCGCATAAGGTGCCGCCGGATAATCGCCATTGCCTTTTTCACCTTTGTCTGCAAGTATAGTTTTTATGTTCTGCTGAATATAGGGCCAAACTTTTGCTTGGAACCCGGCTCGTTTAGTAGGATCATTGAACTGTTGATCTTGCTCCATCCACGCATTGAGTTTATTTCTAACTTGGTCATCAGGATTTTCTTTGTTGTCCGAGCCTTCCGCCACACCTTGCTCTCCACTAATCAGCCAGACTTTGGCAGGTAATCCTTTAACATAATTTGCTGTGCCCAATCGTGTTTTGCCACCTATTAACCACAGTCCTTGACTTGTTTTTAGTATGATAGGCATTTCTACTTGACCTTTATTAAACAAATCATTTACTCTTTTTTCTTTTGCTGGACCTATAGGACCTTCGTGACCAGTAGGTGCTAAAACTTTTTGTAAAGATGCTTTATCAAACGGAGCATTTCTTATCTCATAGGCATGGTCGGGCGGCACTACAACTGCCTTACCATTTTGAACTGCTTTTAACCATGCATCTTTGTTAGGAAAATGTTTTTGATAATACTGTCTAACATCAACCGGGACTTGTTTCATCCTGGATTGTTCTTCAACTTCGTGCCATTCAAAATCAAAATTAGGCTTGACCCAATTTATTTCCTGCGAGCCTTCCGCCACACCTTGCTCTTGAGGTTTTTTGAACACACTATATATTTTTTGTGTATCAATACCTTTTATACCATTGGCTTGTAATACATTTGCCACAAATGTTCCACAATTTTCTGCTCCTACTGAGTTGGTTGTAGGCACCGATACTGGTTTTGATAATGATACAATTTTGATATTTTGTTTAGGAAACTCCGGATCATCAGTCACATCGGTAGTGACATATACGTCATTGCCTTTATGCCCACTCATTTGAATTTGTTTTCCATCTTGAGTTATAAATCCAACATGGTCATAACTCCATTCTTTGGGTGCTTTATTACTACGAGCAAAGAATATTTTATTTGCTATTGGGTTATTGTTCTCGGAGCCTTCCGCCACACCTTCGGCCATTTTAACGTGATGTCTATCCAACTCTTGTTTCAATGCTGCTAATTTGTTTGGAGCACGAGCAATAGCATTACGGATCTCCCCGGCAACGTTCTTTGGAATCTTACTTAATACATCATTAACAATCTGATCAACCTGTGCATTCTGTTGTCCTACTGCTGTACTTTTAGGTGGCTTAATAGCTGGCTCATCCTGCTCATCACTGTCTGCTTCAAGATCCATTAAGTATCTTTCGTATTCTGCTTTATTCTGCATCCAACGACGAGCATTTCTTGTCAGTTGTGGAGCATTGATTTGTTCGCCTAACTTGGCCAATATTGGAGGTAGATTATTAGAGATGTTGCCAAATGATCTCTTCATTTCTAATTCGCCGTCTGCTTCTTCTCCACGTAAGAAGTCACGTAAATCTACGGTTCTACGAGTATTGTATTTGCATAGGTCGTGTAGTTCATTGTGTAGTCTACCTATGTACATATTTTGCACCCAACGGCCACCAACCCCTGCTGCTACCATTCTAAAGCCACGACCTAGTTCGCCATGATTCTCCATATACTTCTTAGCCTGGAATTTCATTGTTTCATAGACATTGGTAATAGGTTCTCCGATGTCGTTGATAATGGATCGTAGTGTGCTGTCAATACCGGTACCTTCTACTAGGGCATTTAATATTCTTTGTTCTGCTATAGGAGCAGGTTCTGGTTGTGGCACAGGTGCCTTTGGTTGTTGTATTCCCATACCTTCCCTTGTTAAATCCATTAGGTGTTTAATCCAATTAACACCTAATTTTTGTACATCAAATCCTTGGCTCCAAACGGCTAATTGCTGTTGTTCAGTGGCGTTAGGATCTTTTAATATATTTCGTAGTTTAGTAAAACTCATACCAGTACCACGTGGTGTTATTTCTAAACTTACTTTAACATGTTCATAGCCTGAAAATTTATTAACACCCTTCATTAATGCCTGTGGCATAGTAAGACCTGCTTGATCTTCACCAACCATAATAATAACATTATCATAGCGCGGCGGCTTGCCTGGTAGTGGATTAATTAATTCGTGCTTGATCTTTTGTAGTAATGATCCACCTGCTTCATTCACGGTACTAATATTCTTAGCATATTCTGGATATAGTTTGTGCCAAGTTTGTACTTTAACTGCCGGTGGTATTGGATCATCTTTACCCTGTGCATTGCCAATAAACAAATATGGATCCCCACCTACTGCTGCGGCTTTCTTTAATGTGTAATCAAATAATTGCTCATGACCAATATGTCCAACAAAACTACCAATAGCAACTACCGCTGTCTTAGCATCTCCTCTTGGACGTTCTGTTCTTGCATTTACCTTAGCAGCATTCTTAGCAGTGATAACATCACGTTGTTCTTGACTGGTAACTTTAATAGGACCTAGGCGACTATTGATAACAATACCTTCGTAGTCTTTGCCCAACATATCTTTGCCAATGATGTTAGGGTCATTGATAATTGCTTTCTCTAATGCTGCGGCCACAGGTTCCAATGCTGCCTTAACCTGACGTCGGGCTTCTAACTTGTTGCTGGCTAACATGGCTTTTAGTTCATCAATGTTCTCAACAGGTGGAACTAATGCGGTAACATCTAATGCTTCATTCTGTGTTAGGCTATTATCAATAAACATAACACTGCCTGATTGTCCTACGCTGGTTAGCTCTTGAACAATTTTGTTTGAGTTAGGTAAATCATCACCTGTGGTAGCATCTGTGATACGGAATGGAACCAATGCAAGTTTAACGCCTGCTGGTAATTTGTCGTAGTGTATGCCTACAAATTTTAATTTACCTTCTGGAGTTTCTGTGGCAAATGGTAGATACAATACTTCACAGGTAACTTGTTTGTTAACTAAGAATCCAGGACCTAACTTGCTATCAACTAACTTGACAGCATTCATCATTTCTTCAAATAGTTCATCAAATAGTTGAGCACGACCTAATACTTCTGGATCAGTAGTACCTTTCTTTTGATGATATGCTACAAAGCCTGGAGTATATCTGGGTTCTGTTCTACTGGTGCCCATGAAAGGCTTACCTTCAGAATTCTTACCAAATCTGCCACCGAACCCGTCTACTTTGACGTTTAAAGGAATGTTTTGTAGTTTAAAATTGCCGTTTCCGTCGTGAATTTCGTCTAATAAATCTAACAAATCAGCAGGCTTAAGATCGTGTAAGTGTGGCATACCTTTTCGGAATTGTGCTTTGACCTGTGCTTCTTCTTTTAATGGTTTAACAGCCTTGTTTTGAAATGCAGCAGCATAAGTAGTAGCCATTTCAATTGCTTGTTTTCTTAAACTAGCAGCATTGGCTAACTTCATATTTTCCAACATCCAATCTATGGCAGCAAATTTAATATCGCGGTCTCTTGCCGGATCATTTTTGGTGATCATTTGACTACCTGGTTCAAAACATATACTAAAGAAACGTTGTGCTATTTCTTCTTTCTTTTGTTCGTCAAGATATTTGGCAATCAGTTGTACTGTACCGACAAAACTATTTTTAAGTTCTTGATCATTGCCTTTGGGTTTTCTACCAAAGAAGATTTCAAATTGTTGACCAAGATTTTGTATGTATTGTCTTGCACTGGGTTCGAGTAATTGCATTACAGGAATGCCATCCTTTTCCATAGGTTGCCCAGTAGCAGGATCCATGTAAGGAACATATTTCTGACTTACACCACCACCGCTTGGACCGCTAACAGCAAAACTATAATCACTATCAGTTATAGGTGTATCAGATATCTTTGTACTTTTCTTTAATACACGAGCAACATATTTGGTACTGGCCTGAGAATAGGGTAATGCACGATCTAAAAATTTGTGGAATACACCTTTAATGTTTTGAGATATGTCATCCCACGAACTGCTATGACTATATGATTGCCACTCTGTGGGTAATCCCGTTTCAGCTTCATGTGCTCCGTATTCAAAGTCAATTTGAATTTTAACAGGTAAATCTTTTAATTTGATCTCCCATAGGCTAACCCATTGACTATTACCTGGAGTAAATCCCAACAACATAGCATTGCCAAACATTTTACCTGTGTTATTTTGTAAGAATTGTCTAATTGTTTCAGCATGTTTGTCAGTTGCTTGTGTATCAATATCACCAACTTTGGGTTTGACTCGGACAAATTCTTCATCGGGTATTTTCTTATCCATAAATTGTAAAGTACTGCCGCTTAGAAACTTTTGAGTCTCTACAGAATTTTCATGCCATAGCGGTTCTTTAAATTGCTGAGTAAACGCATTATTAATTGAATGTAGCGTTTGACTTACTACATCTTGTACATAACTACGGTCATGAACATGTAGATCTAATTCTTGTGCTTGATGATCACCTGGTACCCCTTGCCAGCCTGGACTTTGGCTAGATACATTGCCACCTTCGGATAATGCTAATTTAGGATTTCTAAATAGTTCAGATAAGTTCACAGCGTTATCCTAACTTATATTTGTCTTTTTTAATATCTTCACGATAGTGATCGTGTAGTCTATGGCACATATCGTGTCTCATTTCTTCGGGAAACTCTTTACCTAACTTGCCTTTTAATTCATTATCGTGATAGTATTCTTTACAACCTTTTATGACCATGGGCATATACATTTTTAATACTTGCTCAGGCGTGCATTCATCTAAACTCTTTACCTTACGAGCAATGGGATGGAAGTAGTCTTTGTGTAGTTTATCGTGATCAATGATATACCAAAAAAGTTCGTCGGCACGTTTATCTTCGTCGGTATCTTGTCCACGTTTGCTTATTTGTATAGGCTGATTAAAGAATTCTGTGAGTTTCATAATATTTTAGTTATAATCTTGGAAAGGATGGTCTGAATCATTAGGAGTCTGTCCGGTATCACCTACACACATACCTTGGAACATCCAGGTGCCTACAACATCAAAAGCAATAGCCTTAACTTTAATATAACTTCCGGCCTTGGCATGATGTTGTCCAAGAAATAAATTGCAAGCCGTTGAAGTTGTTGCAGTGGCTGTGTGCAACTTACCAGTGGTTGCGTTGTCTACTCCGACATATATCGAACCTCTAAAGACATCGGTGGTTGCTCTAACACCTGTATAATAACTCTGTATATAAACTTGTCCGGCAACCCCGGAGAAATAAAACTCAAATTCAGCACCCAACAAATCTGAATTTAGTTGTGGTAATCTAAAGAGGCTGTTCCCTCCAGCAATAGTGATCAATTTACCTTCATCTCGTACTATTGTTAATTGCTGGAAAGCACCTGATGCGTAGGTATCGCCTATACGAGTTTTTAATACACTAATGTTAGAAGTTGCATCTCTAATATTGCCGCTTGCGGGTAATGTTAGATTACCATCACTGGTTAGTGTTAAAACTGCGGTACCAGATGTTAGTTGGTCTGTTTTTACTATAGGATAAGGTGGTAATGTATCTGTGGTTAAGTAGCCAACATTGTTATTAAAATCACCAACATTAGTAGGTACTGTGGGATATGGTGGTAATGTACCTGCAGTTAAGTATCCTGCATTAATAATGCTATCAAAATTTGTGTAAACTTCATCAAAATTATCATTGGTCTTTACCAATGCTGAACGTAGGCTTTCTCCATCACCTGTATATTCCCCTGATCCTACATTTATTGTTTGTTTTGCCATAGTGATTCCATTACCTGTTTATGCTTATACCATTCATTACACCCTGTGTAAATTCACTGATACGCCCCCTAATCCAAACAAAATTTCCAGTGAAATTATAAGATTTGTTGGCAGTAGTTTCTGTGGTATATCGAGTAGTGTCAACTCCTGCCACAGACACTGCGCCAGTACTATCTACAACATATCTGTTTCCGGGTGAGGTAAGTGTGATTGTAGCCCAATCATCGTCGACAGGCGCAGATGCTAGTGTACCTTGTATCTCAATGGTACCTATGAAATCTGCTACGCTCCAAAATACAGTGTGTAACCCATCGCTGCTGCCAAAGTAACCATCACCTTTGATGCGTTCACTTTGATAAATCAGCGCGGTAGTAGCAGTATTTGGGTAATCTACCTGTACAGAATTTGTAGTAGTATTACCGTTGGTGATTTTGAAAACAAGGTTTTGGCTTAATGCTGGCATAATAAAGTATTTATGCCGTCATTAAGTTCTCCCGCAGTATGAATTCTTCTACTCGTTTAACATTTCCACTGGCAAATAGGCCTACCATAGTCAAAGTTTTTTCATCTTTAACATACATAAATGGATTGTATAACCATCTTTGTCCACCATCTAACCACTTTTTAGAACTTTTACTAATGTTAATAGTGTTAGGAAACTTAGCAGCCCACTCAGCAAACGCTGCTCTACTTTCTGTAGACCAGGATTCTTTAAGATAAACCTTATACTTGTATCCATCCTTGGGCAATATATCACGCAGAATCTTCTTATGCCCATTATCTAGCATATAATTAAGTTCTTCTTCTGTAGTAGGTCCAGATATTCTTTCTACCCAAGGTGCAACTGCTTTGTAGATATTCTCCAACAATACAGGATCTTTACAAAAGATATTATAATGCTTACCTTCTACACGAGTTTGTAGCTGATCTCTCAATGCTAGAAACGGCTCTAACCCTGTAGTAAATGCTAATAACTGGGCTTTGTTTTCTTTGCTCAATTTATCATTACTTTGCCAACGCCATAGAGCAGGAGCCGGTTCACCAAGACAGAAATCTTTAGTTTGATCAACACCGGCCCAGCGTAATCTACTGGCACCACTGATATAGCATTCTATCTTGTAGGGCCATTTGTTATAGAATAACTTACTGGATGGTAGCTTCTGTATCTGCATTTTTTTCTACCTTAACTACAGGTAATACTTCAATGATGTTGATTTTAAGTTTGTCATCTTCTACAGATACTTCAACAACGCCACCATTAACCAGCTTACCAAACAAGATTTCCTTGCTTAATGGCTTCTTAATGTATTCATCAATAGTACGTTGTAGAGGACGAGCACCCATTTTACTATCAAACCCTTTCTTAATCAAATACTCAATAGTATCTGCGTTGGGTTTAACGTGTACATTCTTGTCTTTGATCAATGCGTTAAGTTCGTCAACAAACTTCTTAACAACTTTGGTCATACTTGTGTGATCTAACTTACCAAACTTAATAATACCATCTAAACGATTACGGAATTCAGGTGCAAAGAATTTGTTAACAGCATCCTTAGGATCACCATCACGCTCTAAACTACCAAATCCAACACCATTCTTTTCAGCATCGGCAGCACCTAAGTTACTGGTCATAATGATAATAGCATTACGTCCATCTGCTTTCTTACCATTGCTGCCAGTAATAAAGCCATTATCCATTAATTGTAGCATAACAGTAAGCACATCTGGATGAGCTTTTTCAACTTCGTCCAACAATAAAACACAGTTAGGGTGTTCTTGTAGATTAGTAATTAGCTGACCAGCATTATCTTCAAATCCCACGTATCCAGGAGGAGCACCGATGAACTTAGCCACACTGTGTTTCTCTTGATATTCGCTCATATCAAATCTAACCAGTTTAATACCCATATTGCCAGCAAGTTGTTTAGCAACTTCTGTCTTACCTACACCAGTTGGACCAACAAACAAGAAGCTACCTACTGGTTTATTGAATGCTTTTAGTCCTGCTTGTGCAATAAAGATCTTATCCAGTAGTGTTTCAATTGCTTTCTCTTGCCCAAACACTTTACCACGCATACTTTTTTCAAGTCCTGCAAGGTTAGAACCTTCTTTAGCACTAATTTGATCTAGTGGAAGATTGGCAATCTTTGCTACTTCGAATATAATCTCGTCGTGATCCACTACGCCGTTTTCTTCATCTTTGAGTTTAAAGCGAGCACTGGCACAATCAATAAGATCAATGGCCTTATCTGGCAATTTCTTATCACTCATATACTTGACAGAATATGTTACTGCGTCTGTAAGTGCTTGGTTAGTGATTTTAACATTATGATGTTTTTCGTAATACTTGCGTAGACCTTTAAGAATCTTAATAGTAGTTGCTTCACTAGGCTCATCTATAGTAACACGTTGGAATCGACGCATCAATGCACGATCTTTCTCAAAATGTTTGCGATATTCTTCCCAGGTTGTGCTGGCTACAACTTTAATAGTACCTTTGCTCAATGCAGGTTTAAGCATATTTGCCATATCATTGCTGCTACCACTGTTAGCACCAGCACCACTCATCATGTGTGCCTCATCAATGAACAAGATACAATTCTTTTTCTTTTCTAGAGCACCCAATACCATCTTTAAACGTTCTTCAAAGTCTCCACGATACTTACTACCTGCTAGCATAGCACTAATGTCTAGACTATAAACAGTATTATCTTGGATAAACTTAGGAACACTACCTTCGACGATCTTACGTGCTAGTCCTTCTGCAATAGCAGTCTTACCTACACCTGGATCACCAATGAGCATTACGTTAGCTTTATTCCTACGTGCCAATACTAATTGAACTTCTTCAATCTCTGTTTCGCGTCCAATAACAGGATCGATCTTTTTAGATTTAGCACGAGCAGATAGATTAACGCAATACTGATTGAGCATACGTTCAATTTGTGGATTTACAGGTTTCTCAACTTCTTCTTCCTGTTCTTCTTTATCAAACTCTTTCTGTACGTAGCTTAGAAACTTATCTTTGTCAATATTTGCCTTGCGTACAAAGTAAAATGCGTGACTTTTCTTTTCAGCAAACATACTAACAAAGCAGTCTACTGGTTCAATAAGTAGTCTACCTGAAAACAATGCTGTTTGATATGCACGATGTAGCATACGATCAACAGTGGCAGTTTTCTTAGGGCGATCAAGGTCGTTAGTGACAATCTCATTAAGATCTATGGTTATATATTTTTCTAAATCCTTAACCATTGAATTAACATCTGTACCAAAGTTAGTTAATAGTTTAGCAAATGGTTCATTTTTAATCATACCGTACAAGAAGTGTTCCAGAGTAACATATTCATGACGATGTTCGTTGGCAAATCCAACGGCTGAATTGAAAATGTCTTCTAGGTCTTTGTTTGGTTGTAGCATTATTTGTACTTTCTCTTTACTTTAGTTTTCTTAACTGCCATAGCCCATTTAAGGCTGCTGACTCGATCTTGGAATGTAATTCCCTCAAGATGGTCATATTCATGTAAGAAGCACTTACAGTTATAACCATCAAACTCACCTTCTTCAAATTCTCCTTGACTATTCTGCCAACGAGCCTTAATTGCTTTAGGTCGTTTAATATTAACATATATTCTTGGAAAACTCAAGCAACCTTCTTCCATATCAGCAATTTCTTCTGTATTGCCAATAATAACAGGATTAAAGAATGCTTGAGCAGCCTCTGGATTTACTCTGTGTCCCATAACAAACACACGGGCATTTATGCCCACTTGATTAGCGGCAAGTCCAATGCCATCCGCAGCAAACATTATTTCTAACATTGCCTTTTCAAGTTCAATTGGATCCATTACAGGATTAGCAAAGTCAAATTCAGGCATACGTTGCCTAAGTATCGGGTCAGGAAATTTTACAAGTGTCAACATAATATTATTTACAAATTGATTTGTCTAAGCATTTGTTTTTGATATTCATTAAGATTGGTTGGTATGGTAATATTAATGTTTAATAGCAATCTACCTTTCATATATGCGTTAGATACATTTGGCATACCATGTCCTTGTACAGCCAATGTTTGCCCATGTTGTGTACCAGGTGCAATGTTTACTTCTAATGAGCGCCCGTCTATAGTAGTAAATGGAATATTTTTACCAAGTATGGCATCTATACAGCTAACATATAAATTTTTAACTAAATCATCACCTTGCCGTTGAAATTCAGAATGTGGCATAACATGTACTGAAAGATGTATATCACCTCTGGGAGAATTAGGAACACTATCGTCGCCCATGCCTGCCAATCGTAATGTTGTACCATCAGAAACACCTGCTGGTATCTTAATTTCCAATACTTGATCTCTGCCCGATGGTAATGTTATATTGGCAATAAGATCTTTTCCGTGATACGCTTCTTCGAGTGTAATCTGAGTTTGGAGATTTAGATTTCTATTTCGCATAGGTGGTGGCCGTCTGCCAAATATATCTCCAAACGGATGTCCACCACCAAATGCATGATGAAACATTTCTTCAAATCCCTGGGGTCCACCAAAGTGGAATCCCTGTGGTTGAGGATTATCGTATTGTTGTCTTCGTTGAGGGTCGCTTAATGTTTCGTAAGCTGCCTGTACTTCTTGAAACTTAGCTTTATCACCGCCGCGATCTGGATGATGTTGATTAGCCATTCGGCGATAAGCAAGTTTAATGTCGTCTGGTCCGGCGTTTCTATCCACGCCTAAAGTTGAGTAATGATCCATAATTATATCCCTAATAGAAAAAAGGTATAGTAAATTATACTATACCTTTTAGGTAATGTCAAGAGATTTTATTTCTTAACTGGAACCTCGGTGCCCTCTAACTTTTTATGCACTTTGATTTTTTTACACACTTGAACCGGTTTTCCGGCCTTCATTACAGGCTTGCCAGCCTTGTCTAATTTATCTTTACATACTTCTTTTACTTCGGCTTCTGCATAGGCTATGCTTGTAGTAGCTACAAGGCATACTGAATAGATTCCGACAATATATAATGCTGCAAATAGTTTTTTCATTTTAATGTTCCTTTATAACATTGGTTGTTGTGGTTGTACCGGAGCAGGCTTGCCGCCAAACCCTGTTACGACTGTTGGGGAGCCACCCGTTGACGCTCCAAATCCTGAACCACCACCAAAGCCTGTTGATGCTGGTGCTGGTGAACCAAAACCGCCGGAGTTGCCGAAGCCTCCTGCTGACGAAGCGCCAAATGCTGTTGGGCCGCCTGCTGGTGAATTGAATCCGCCATTATTTGATCCTCCTACTGTAACTGTGTTTTGTGCTCCCGGTGGAACATACGTTGTTCCTAATCCTGGTTGGCCCAACCCGCCGTTATTAGCACCGTTTAATTTTTCTTGTGTACGACCATGTGCAGCAATACCAAGTACAGCGCCCATAGCAATATGGAACAATCCTGCTCCTTGTAGTGTCAGTGGTTGCCATTGTGAATTAACTGCACCGTGACTGAGACTTTGTAATAAACTCCATAGAACTGGAAATACTACCATGTCCATGGTACAGATTAGCATATACATCCAACCCATCATTGGACGCCATTTGCTGTTCATCCAATCTTCTTTTTTCTTCTCGCTCGCGCTCATCTTTTCTTCTTGTTCGTCTGCCATGGGTTGCTCCGTTAAGTGTACTGATATTTATCCATTTTATCTAACAAACAATAGTTGCCAACCTAATAATATAATTGGTACAATAGCAGATGCACCCGCAATAAACAATAATATATTCATTACAAAACCACCTATTGCTTCTCTGTCCTTTTGCCTACGTTCTTCTTCTTGTTTTTCCAGCGCATCTCGTTCTTTTTTCATACGGGTACGTTCTTCAAGCATTTCAAAATACACATCTGCATTGCCGGTCATAATCAGCATATCTTTTAGATAACGCTCGTCTTCGCGCAACTTCTTTGATGCCCAGGCAATTTCCAGTGCTTCAGCAGCAATTTTACTATCGCTTTTTTTAATACTTTCTATTTTCTTTTGTGTGCTGGCTACGTGAACTTGATCAGCCATATGGAAGAATTTACTAAAATCGCCCATTAGGCCGTTTATATCTTTGCCCAAGGCAATAGCACCTTTAATACCTGCTATAGTGGCCTGTGCTCCAGCATAGATAGTCAACGGATCCATTATTAGCCTCGACTATTTGGCCAATAGGGTATTAATGACCATTTACATATTTTAAAACAACTACCGTTTTTACCTTCAACAAACTCGTTTATGCCGTAGGTAACTGGCTTGCCATCAACTGGGCAACGTTGTTCGCAGACTTTGTCTAATTTCTGCCAGTGTTGATAGTTTTGAGGATCCGACGAGGATGTGAGAATTAACCCCACTAATGTGGACGCCATGATTCCGGGTTTGAATATCCACATTAGTCTGCTCCATAATAGTGTACTATTATTTAAAGGAACAAACTAGGAAGTTAAGTGGGTATTTAAGTTAGATCCAAAGCCAGTAGCCCTGCGCCATTAGCAATAGACCCAATGCACCAACACCTAAACTGGTGCTGTACATTTTATTATTAACTGCTAAAATACTAGCTGACAGCAATACAATAGCAAGTTGGAATAACATACCTGCAAATGTTAGCCAAGGGCCGTGCAATCTTGCTTCTTCTCGAGCCGCTTCTTGCGCCTGTGCTTTAGCTAGCAATTCTTTCTTGCCTTCACCTTTTTCAGGATCGCTTTCATATCGAGCAATCTTTGCTTCTAATTTAGCAATACGTTCTTTATCTTTGCCTTGTTTAGCATCTTCTAATTGACCTTCAGCAATAGTTTGCTTAATAGATTTACTTTGATAAAAACCATAAGTATTGCTGGCTTTTAACAAATTAGTTTGTGCAATGCCGCTAAAGTTATTAGCAAGGTAGGTATTACCTGCTAAAAATAATGCCATAAAGACAATAACTAATCCTGCTTTGTCTTTGATCTGTGCTTCACGTTCGCTACGTGATAAAGGTTTTGCCTCGTCTGCCATCTTACGCTCCTTAGTGTGTTAATTTATTCAGTTCTTTCTTTCTTTTGTAAAACAAATACTCCCGGTCTTTCTGGATCCTCTACCCATTCAGTATCTTCACCTTCAACCAATCCATTTAAAACTTTTACAATTGGTTCCATATTATTCTCCTTCTGAGTTTTTATTTTGTGCAGCAGCGGCCTCGGCAGCGGCTGCTGCTTCTTTAACTAGTTTGTTAATTTTGTTAACCGCATCAGCTAACTCTTCTTTGATCTTTTGTTGTTCTTCTTCTGGTGTCATATTATGCTCCTAATACGTGTAATGCGTGTTCGTAGTGTTTAACACGATCTTCTAATCCAATATATCCACCGTTGATTTTGCGTGTCATTGTTTTAATATCACCGGCATCTGCTTCGTTGTTTAGATTATTGTTTTCCCAAAACCAGCAAGCACTTTGTACAGCACCTTCAAATGTGGCCAAATATTCTGGAATATCTTCTACAGGTGTTTCTATGCTTTCAGCAAAACGGGTATAGTTATCTTTACCAGTTAATTGAATTAATCCACGCCCACAATATTTGTAACCTTCTCCACTATGTTCATCACCGTTGCCCATACGACTTGCATATACACGATTAGCAATCATTTCTTGTTTGCCTGCATATGCATTAGCAATATCGTCATTGGGGAAATACTTAGGAAATACTTTACGTAAGGTTACTGCTCTGTAGTTTAAGTTTTCTTTTAAGAATACAAAACCACCGCTTTCGTGAGCACATTGGGCAAGGAATGCTGCTACTCTGTTAGGAGTGTTAATATCGTAATCAGGCAACGCTTGCTCTAATGCGTGATACCAGTGATCAAGATATTGATTACCTGGAAGTAATTGTGCTAATTGTTCTTGTGATAAAATAAAATCTGACATTATTCCCCCTTGCGAAACATAGCAACTACTTTCGCTTGAATGTTTTTAGCAAAGTCAGGTTGTGGAAAATTCCATCCTATAAATGCTCCTAATGCTAACCAAAATAATGTTTCTAACATAATGTTCTCCCTATTTTATATTGTCAAATATTTCTTTTTGTTTCTGATACCAAGTCATCCATGACTCATTCTTAATTACACATTCGTGATATAATGTATAGTTGGCAGTAACTGTTTTTGTAAAATCAATAATACTTATGTTTTCGCCTTCTATGGTTTTTAGTGGTGGACATTTTTCCATTAATACATCAGGTGCAACAGGAAACTTAGCTACCACAGGCACGGTAGTAGAACAAGCTGTAAGAAATAATGCCAACAAAATTATTAATAGTTTTTTCATTTATGCCTTCTTTATTACCGTAAGAAATTCTACACTCACCCAACCTTGTTTAGCACCTTTAACAAAAGCATATCCATTTTCTATTTTTAAAACATCCAAGTGTGTGCCTGGTGTTAATTTTTCCATTTTTTCATCTTTACTATTTTTAGTCGGTCTGATGTTAGCCCAGGTAATAACTGTAGCAGTTGCTATCACAACTGGTTGTTGTACTTCTGCTTGAGCCTGTGGTGTTGTTTTTACTTCAGGTGCGGCTGGTGCAGACTCGGGTTCTTTAGGAATTTCAATAGGTCGATTCAGTGCAGCAGCATTATGTGTTTTAATAATGATACTGGGTATAGGGCAATTTTCTACAAACTTAACCACTTCTTTATCTTTAACAACTTCGCGGTCTATATAGTTGGTAATAGTTTTCCCACGCTCGTGTACTACTTTAGTTTTCTCAACAACTTCAGTGACTATTTGTACATTTACTTCTTGACTTTTTGCCTCTGCTATGGCTACTTTTTCTTCCATTTCTTTAACTTTAGCCTGCCATTTTGCTTCGTTGGCAATACTGCCTTCCATCCATATACCAAGTAATAATGCTAGAACTCCACCGTATTGTAATGGAATCCTATATGTACTAATGAAAGGAATGCGTTTTAAAATCAGTGAAGATAATACCGCAATTAGACCACATATAGTTAAAAAATGCCAGAATATATCGGGTAAAAACGACAGCAACCACATGATTTGCCACATATTTTACCACCTGTCTTTTTCTATAACCACGGCCTTGTTGCCGTTCCTGATTAAAAATTGTTTACCAATTTTATTAATTTCGTAATTGCCCATATACTTGTTTAAGAAGAACATTTGGCTCTGGCTGCTTTCATCTAACGAAAGTGGACCAGGTACTGTTTTCTTAACATCTTCGTAGTCGCCAATGGCAATAAATTTAGCACTAATATCGCCAGCATATGGTTTGCTGAATATTAAATTATTATCTGATTCGAGGGCAACATCCACTATACCTTGGTCAAAGAATTCTCTAACATCGGTATTTTTAATTTCCATTACTTTACGTTCGTAGTCTTCTTTGGTCATTGGGATTGCTTCTGTAATATTTTCTTCATTAAATTCGAGGCTAGTTGGTGCCTTTTGATAACGAAATTTCCATTCACGGCAATCACATAGTTGTCCAACGCCACCTAGCAATTCTTTCAATTGTGTTTTTAATTCTGGAGTTCTTTGTATTTCTACAAATACTTGATATTGACCATCGTTTTCTTCTCCAGCACTCATATCAGCATCAAGAATAAAGTCATAGCCTTTTTCAATAAATTCCATCATATCAATAGCTGGATTCTTTTCACGTACACGGAAGCCTAATACAATTACGTCTCCGTCCTCGCCCATCTTGCTTTTATATTGATCAACGGTGAACAGCTCTGATACATAGCTTCTAAGATCTCCGGATCGTAGTCCTTCATTAAGTTGTGGCATCTGCTGGAGCCTCCATTGGTTCTTCTTGTGCAACATTTTCTGTTTCGGCTGAATTATTACTATACTTCATTAGTTCAGCCATTCTATTGTTATCTTTATTTTCTTTGCCCACATACACATCCTGCATTAATTTCTTAGGCATAATAATAGTTACGGTCCAAATAGGATGTGCATCAATTTTACCTTTTTTAGTGCCAGGTCTGTAATCGCCGGGATCTTTAATCTTACGTGGTAGCATGACTACTTCTTTGGCAAACACTACTTGACAGCCGTAGTCTACAAGTCGTTTGCCGCCTTTAGGGTCCGGCATATTTTCACGTGACCACATGAATTTACATTCCACGTCATAGCGATTTACTTTAGGTCCAGCAATTAATTCGCCTTCTTCCCAATTTTTAAACACATATACATCTAGTTCATCGATTACACGTTCAAAGTCTTTTAATACTTTAAACGCACTATTATTTTCACTAAGTGTTTGTAGGTTCTTTATAACGTCTATAATGTCGTGCATAGGCTTTCTCTTTATCAAATATTTATCCATAACTGATCGATATACTATGTTAAATTACAGGGGTCCAAAAAAGGGTACTTTGAGCAAGTATTTTGAAATAAATTTTAAATATTAGTGCAGGTCAATCTTCACCAAGGAGGTAAAATTGCCTAGAGCCAATAGAAAGAACAGGGATATGAGTGAACAACGAGATCCTAGATTCCATAAAGAATCAAATAACAACTTAATTCAAATTAAGCCATATTTGAAAAGAAGCCAGCAAGTCAATATAGTTCCACGAAACCTAAGCCAAGAGAACTATCTTGAATTGCTAAAAAACCCCAAGAAATACATTGTTTTAGCCATCGGTCCAGCCGGCACGGGTAAAACGATGTTAGCCGTACAGATGGCAATTAAATTGTATAAGGAAGGATCTATTACTAAAATAATAGTAACCCGCCCCGCTGTATCGGTTGATGAAGAACATGGGTTTTTGCCCGGGGATTTAAACGCCAAAATGGCACCCTGGACTAGACCTATATTTGACGTCTTTGAAGAATACTATCACCCTAAAGAGATAGCAAGTATGTTAGAAGATGGATCCATTGAGATCAGTCCACTGGCATATATGAGGGGGAGAACATTTAAGAATGCTTTTGTCATTGCTGACGAAATGCAAAATGCTACTCCGAGTCAGATGAAGATGTTATTAACTAGAATTGGCAATAATTCTAGAATGGTAGTTACTGGAGATTTAAACCAAGCCGACCGTCCTAGTGAAAACGGTCTCCTAGAGTTTTGCAGTTTGTTCGGACAAGGAGGTGATTCGCGAATGATTGCAATGGCGAGATTTGAAACTCAAGATATTGAACGACACCCGGTCGTTAAAGAAGTGTTAAAAATCTATAAGGAAGAAACAGACAATTAACTAACTTAAACAACTAGACTAAAACCGCATAGTACTTGACCTGCAATCGACTATGCGGTTTTTTATTCCCAGATACTATCCCATGATTCAGGATAGGCTTCATAGTCTAATGTTTCAACTAACTTCATATTGTTTAAACTAAGATGGTAGGCTAGTAATCCCTCGGCATGCGGAGAAAAACCATTTTCCATATAAAATGTTATATGCTTTATTAAATCTGTATAAATTGTCATATTCTCAGATGATGAGATTGCAAGATGATCATTCATACCGTATCCATGTATATGATGTTTATTTTTTGAAGGAGTATAGATTACATTTGGTTCTTGATCTATATGCAGTTTTATATCAGTTAAATTAACATGACTAATACAATCATCGGGTCTTGCTCTAATAATCAAATCATACTTACCATGTATTTTTTCGCATTCTTGCCTCATACGGTTTGCTCTATATAGACTGCTAAATTGAGATAGCAATGGATCTTTATAAACCAATTCGCTAACATCTAATCCTGCAAGAATATTCGGGGGCCATGGTAGTTTATTTCTGATAGTTTCTACAGCCCACTCTCTACTAGCTATATTCATCCACGGTGGAGGAACCAAGGGAATTGGTTCATAGTGTAATCTATGATAGCTATTATTCCAAAGATAAAAATACCAGTCTAGCTGGTCGTATCCGATTATATTCTTTACTAGATCGTCTAATGACTTTCTGAATCTAGGTTGTCCTGAAAATAATATTGCTACTCTCATTCTATTGTAAACGTGCTAATTTTACCAAAGTTGCCGCAAGGTTGATTTCTGGATCAGCAATCAATGTGTGATCAACTAATCCTTGTTTAATGATCAACAATGCTTGATCTTTTTGTTCTTCAGTCTTGCCAAACAAATCTAAGTTGGTATACATCCATGTGTAAAGTTCTTCCATTTCCTCAGGGCGGGCACGACCACATAACAATGTACGTGCTTCTTTGATCTTGCCTTTCTTAAACAGCTCAACCATATCAACTTTATAATCAGCAACACCTTCGTCTCCGGCACTAGGAGTTAATAATTTACCACCATTGACATTTTGTTGTACCATATTGATACACTTACGCAAATCGGGATAAGTTAGTTTAACATAGGTATCCAATACATCAAGATCAAAGTCTACATTTTCTTCTACAAGAATAGTTGCTACTCTGGCAGTAAATTCTGTTTGGTCGGTCTTGTCCACATGAAAGCCCTGACAACGACTATGAAGAGCAGGAATAATTCTATTTGGGTAATTGCAAGTAAGAATAAACCTACTATGGTTACTATAGGTCTCCATAACTCCGCGAAGGATTGCCTGTGCGTTAGGCGTGAGATAATCTGCTTCATCTAATAGTACCACCTTAAAAGGACCAAATGGAATCATCTGTACAAAGTTGATGATCTTATCACGTACAGTATCTACATTGTTATCACGACTTGCGTTGATTTCAAGTACATCGTATTCTTCAATGTTTAGTTCATTACACAATACTTTGGCTAATGTAGTTTTACCAATACCGGCAGCACCACTTAGCAACAGATGTGGAATGCTGCCTTCTTTGATCCACGATTGTACCTGACGACGTTGTGCGTCATCTTTGAACACATAATCGCTGACCTTTCTTGGACGATACTTTTCTACCCAGAGTTCAATCATACTAGTTCCTCAACAATACCAAGCATTTCTGCTATGATTAGACAATATCCTGCCATTAAAAAGTTTCCTCCAATTAAGCAAGCACCTGCTACGATGCGGATAGCACTCTTTACAAGGCTAACATAAAAATGTCCGCGACTTGTATCTTTAGGTTGTACTTCAATATTATCCACGCAATGACTCCATAGTAATAATCTTTGCTATGCTATGTCCAAGATCTTGATCATGTCCTACAATGTGTAGTTGATTTTGACTACGATCCTTCTGACGATCATAAACACGAGTCTCAACAATAGTTCCACCGTTAGCACGATAGACGCTTAGACGCAATGGTTCTGTGCTAAGAGATTCTCCCTCTGATGTTATAGCAATTCTGCTTTGTGATGCATTTTCATTTGCATCAGAACTAAATGCCCAAATACGTAGTCGTCTTTTTAACCAGTTCATTTTTTATTTCCTTCTGCTTCTGCCACACGTTTGCGTAGGCTGCTACTACTAAAAGAATGATCTCGTCCATTATAGACAATTTCAATTCCACGTTTAAGACAAATATCTTTACCTGTAAAATCTTTGTCTTTATATTCTATACCTAATATTCTAACATCTATAGGCAAAATAAGCAAGAGGTCTTCGAGGTCTTTTTCAGTCTGATACACTACTACTTCGTCCACATTACGATTTGTACTAACCTGTATCTGACGTTCTACAATACTTTGGATTGGTGGATTTTTACTCTCAGGACGGTCAATAGTTGGATCAGTTTGCAATGCTGCAATTAGGTAATCGCAATGATTCTTAGCCTCTGCTAACATAGCTACCTGGCCTGCATGGAATAGATCAAAGCTGCTGAATACAATTCCAACTTTAAGTCCATCTTGTTTTAATTGTTTTATTTTATTGAATATCACTTCCAATCATCCTCGTCTCTAAATGTCATATGTGGCCAAATATTGTTATCAAATATCTTTGCCATTTGATTCCATAATGCCTTACGTTCAGACCCTGTCATACCTGAGACAAAAGCGGCATCGTCAGGATGTCGGTCTAAACCATAATCGTGCCTAACAGTAAGACACATATTGGTAATAATTTGTTCACGTGTTTTCATAGTATATTATAGTCGTAAAAAAAGGGCCTGTCAAGCCCTTTTATGCTCTTCTCATCCAACCCTCGGGTTTCTCGTCGGCAGTGGCAAGTATTGCCTTAGTATCCACTCGCCGCAGTTCAATTATATCGTTGTCGTTTAATTCGAGTTCAACGGTTCTTCCCCACCGGCCGTGTTCTACTAAAACCCATTCTCCAACTTGAACATCGGTTTGTTCTGGCCCAATAGCCCATACCCGGCCCCACCGTGGATAAATTCCTTCTGCCTTACCGTTATCGCTGGTAATTAGTATTCCTGCGGAAGTTTTCTGCATACCAAATTCCATATCAGAAACAATAACATTGTCTTTGATAGGAATAATTTTACCTTTAACTTTCATCTGAAACCTTTGTCTTTCTTGCTGGTGTGCTAGTATCAACCACGGTTCTTGGAGCCGCTGCCGGTTTTGGTTCTACAGGTTGTGGAGTATCTGGAATAATTTTATTATTGCTTTGATAATATTCTGCCATTGCATCTTCACGTTTTTTAATAATTTTGCCACCGGGTCCTAATTCGTCTCCGCGAGCATTTACTCTAACATTACCGATAGCAGGCATGAGTTCATTTTGTCTCATTAATTTATCCATGTCAACTACTTTACCTTGCATTGATCTATGTACCATATTTTTCTCCTATTTTAAGAATTCTCTTATATCTAACTCAAATTTTATTGAGTCTATTTTATGAACACCCAGCAAGTATAGGCAATAACTAGCCACGCTACTACCACGTCCTACACCCCATACTATGCTATTTTCTCTCATGGTGTCTACTAAGTATTTAAGATAACCTAGTAGCTCAATCATGTCATACTGGACAAATAATTCCAGTTCTTCTAATACTCTATTAGTTTCCACATCCGTTTTACACAGTGATAGCAAATGTTCTACTATATTTAATGATGTAGATTTATACTCTTCGGGCATAAACCAATTGTTTTGTAAACTTACATCAAACTTCTTTAATGACATATTTGGATCTTTATATGTGTCCAAATAATCAAAATTATCTCTGTTTAAATCCTTGGCAGAATTAAATTGATCTACCGTAGATTGATCCAAATATATATTTTTAAATGATTTTATTTTACCAGCATAGATATTATCAAATAGCTCATTGGCATTTAAAAATATAGCACCGTATTCATTTATTGTCATTTTGTTAGTTTATACTACTAAC